AATCATCTCTGAAGACATCTCCACCTAATACTACTCTTCTTGAAGGGAACATTAGTCTTTGAGAATACCTAATCGAATTAAAATATTACCACTTGTAGCTCCATGTGCTGCACTTGCTGCACCTCTACATACTCCAGCACAATAAATACTTTTTGTTCCTGCAGCTGCTTTTAATACTAATCCAATATTAGTTTTTGTAGCTATTTGAACATCTATTAAATCACTCCAATCAGATATAGAAATATGACCTATTAAAACTGCAGCCTCTGCTTGGTCAGTTTCATCTCCACCTCCACCCCAAGTCAATGCTGCTCCAGCAGCTCCTAAATCTTTAGTAACCTGAAAAAATAATAAATCAAATATTACATTCTGGTCTCCTTTATGAAAAACATTAACTGATTGTAATATTGAAGAACCACCTGAAACAGCTACAGCATTTTCTATTTCTAATGAATCAAAAAGTAAATCTCCATCAGCATCTGTATCTGAATTTTGTACAGTTGGAGTAACTGTTATCAAGTCTATATCCATCTTGTTCAGCTTCTCTTGTACTGAGTAATTATGTAAATTTGTTTCTGCCATCTCTGACTCCTATCTTATTGCGTGAGAGCCCGGTATTACCATTGTCGGTCCGTATTCTCTCGATGTTTTTGATTTATGAGCGAGTCTATAAAACTCTTTCATATTGTATTCTTTTAAATCTATCTGTCCGGCATCCTCTGCCAGCTTTGCTTTAACATAATAAACTATTGCTTTTGATAAATGTTCTGAAACCGGAAGTTCGTCTGCTTCATCATTAAGAACATCTACATTATAATATAAGTCTGGTGTTCTTTCAAATGTTTTTTGAACAGTAGCACTACCACTAAATTTTGTATAAGTAGTTATATATCCTACACCAGCTTCTTTAACTTTATGTAATCCATTCCATCTACCTGCTTTTCTTAATACTATAAAGCTTCCATCACTTAAGCTTTCAGGAGAAGCAGAATAGTCATCATCACCTTGGTCTATAATTTTAAGTAATCCACCAGTTGATACATATGTGTCTATAGCAGTATTTATATCTTCAGTTTCATTTATAAAATACTTACCACTATAAGAGTATTCAATCTCTATACCATCTGTTACACTTGCAGTAGGGCTTCTATACCCTCCACCATCTGTTCCAATAGCATTTTCTGTCCATGTGCCTCCAGCAGCTTCGCAAGTAGTTTGATTACTATAACCAGAAAGACTACATATACCTGCCCCATAACCATCTTCTATAATAGCAAACTGACTACCTCTACGATAATATGCATATTCTTTTATATCAGCCATCTATACTCCATCTGCATCTTCTTCCATCGGAGCATGAATCATACGAGGTATACTTCTATACTTATCATCTCCGTTTAAATGATTTTTAACTCTTATGTCGAGGATTTTTACTGCATCTTCAGGAAAGTCATAATATCGCTGGTCTTCAGTAATGTCTACCTTTGAAGTAGTAACATTAGTCGGATAATACAAAGCAAGTTCTTCTAAAGCATCTTTTATATATGCAATAGCACGACCTGTCTGATTAGTCCCAGCTCTCTCCATTACTTCTTGTACTTTCATTAAGCATCATCCAATGCAGCATATACTAATACTTTAATATCATTTCCAGCTGCAAGCCCTGTTAAATCAGCTATATCTGCTGTACCTGCAAACCTACCCCACCATACATCTCCGGGTTCTAAAACTATATTACCTGTAGCATTAGCTGCTGCTGTACCATGAGTAAAATTAATAAATAGATTATCTGTAGATACAGTCGTACCATCTGATTGAAACCCTGAGTGTTTAATAACAATAAATTCAATATTATCACTTGCACTTGTTCTTGTCGGGCTTGTATTCCCAGCTGCACCTTGTAGAAATCCTATATCAGCGACAATCAATGCTTCGCTTGATGTATCTATATCATTAGCATATGAAATCCATTTACAATCATCTCCTGCCATATCATTTAAATCATAAACCATAGTGCCACTTACACTTATTTTCATATCATCTGGTAAAAGTGATGCTGATATACTTACTGTTCCTTTATTTGCTGCCATTATCTAGCTCCTTGCTGTTGTTGTTGTGCTTGCTGTTCACTCATTCTTGCTATTGCCATAAAAGCATCATCGTACTGAGCTTTAATCTTATCATGTTGAGCATTCAACCATTGATAATCAGTAGTTTGCTTTTTAAGCTTTGCATCATAGTCCGATAACTTACCTTGAATTTCAGCTGTGAATGTTTGAACTTCTGCACTATATTTTGAAAGTTTATTATTATTTGAGGAATTAACCCCGTTTATTTCTGTAGAATATTTTGTTGTATTATTCTGAAAATCTGTACTATTTTTAGCTAAATCTTGTGTAAATCTTTGTAATTCACCTTGTACCTGAGCATTGAATTTAGATAAGTCATATCCAGTTTCTGCTTGATATGTTTGAGTAGCTTTTGATATTTCCTGAGAGTACTCTTGAACTCCATTACCAACTCTTGCTGTTTCATTTTGAACATTAGCAGAGTATTCATTTAAAAGATTACTATAATCTGTAGTATATCTTTGGAATGACCGATTCCATTCTTCGTTAGTCCATAGTTGTACAGCAGAATTAACTTCAGCTTGATAATGGGCTAGTTGTTGTGAAAATCTTTGAAGTTTATTAGCTTCATGTTGTTGTTTAAGGTCTACATTTTTTATTACAGCTTGTAAAGTTGCTTGATATTTAACATTTTCTTCATTAAAATCTTGAACAGAGTCTTGGACCTTAGCACCAAATTCTTGTATTTGGGCTGAAATAGCATTTAATCTTGTACCTGCCATTTCTGAATCTTCCTCTTCAGTAATCCATTTTTCTACATCACTAAAGTTTGGAGCTACTGCTGGTCCATCGTATGTAGGAAGAGAACTGTTTAAACTATCTTGTGTTATACTACCTGTTGTGATTGCTATCTCTTGCAGTTGAACATCTGGTATAGCCGGGGGGTTCGGCAAAGTTAATTCATCTATCGTTGCTAATGTCGGAGCTGCGAATACAGGCTTATTAAAAGCTGGAAAAGTTGGAACACTTGTAAAACTAATATCTGCATCTGCCGGGGCTTGAGGTAGAACAAAACCACCTGGAGCTATAAAACTCGGTAAAGATGTACTTATAGTATCAATCGTAATTTTTTGTGGTAATGCAGGTAAAGCAATATCAAATGGTAATAATCCACTCTTAGAAGCCATTTTTGATTTTAAAGATTGCATTGAAGCATAAAGAACTACTAAATAAACTTTATCTTCTGGAAAATATTTAATAGTACTTGCACCCTGAGCTAAAGCAGCACCTGAATTATCTACAGGTGTACCATTAATAAAATAAATTTTATAAGCATCTGGGTCTGAAGACGGAGTAGGATAAACATTTACTTTACCATCATCTTCTATAGTATAAGAAGGATTATATTTTGAAGTAAAATGAAGACTATCTGTATCAGTAACATTAGATTGTAGCCCTAATGGAATAAATCGACAATCTCTCCAATCATCATCAACACCAGCCTCTCTAACAACAGTTAGTACTTTTCCTGAATCAGAGCTCAATGCTCCTTGAGATGTACCTTCTGAAGAACTCCTAACAAACATAAAAGCATCTTGTGATTTAAGTGCTATAGTCCTGTTGGTTACTTCTAATACACCATCTTTAAGGAACTGTGAAAGTTCATCTCGTGACGGGGATGTCGAGGCTGACCCTATACTAAGGTCTGTTAATCCATTTACTTGTGCTTCAAAATCTGCCATTTACTTCCTCTCTAAGCTTGACATAAGCGTGAATGAGTTGTTATTAAAGTAGCCCAAGAAGCATCTTGAGCTACCCTAAGTTATTTATTTAAGCTAATGTAATACCACCATCTGCATTAGTTGCACCTTTTACATAGAAGTTAGTACCATCACAAAGGACTTCTATCCAGTCCCCTTTAACAGCAACACCATCTGCAAAAGAAATTGTAGTATGACCTGCATCAAATAGACCGTCAGTATTAGTATCGACTTCTAGTTCAACAATACCATTTGTTACAATAATATTTGTATCAGCAGAAGTTTTTTCAGTTATAATATAATCTGCACCAGAAGGAGCTGCTTTTACTATAAACTTACAATGCCAGCCTGCACCAGCATCAGATACTGAAGGTAATGTTGTTGTAAACTCTGTTGCAGAATTTAAGAAGAATACTTTACCACTATCTCCTCTTCCAAGACTTGTAGTCTCAGTCAAATCCTGACAATATCCAGCCCAACTTGGAGTTGCTATTCCTAATTTAGCCATAAGTTACTCCTTTCTATACTGCTTCTAAGTCAGACATCCAGACTAATAAGCGAGCCTTGCCGGTTGCTGCAGATTTAGTAATAACCTTAGCCTGTATTACATTTGCAGAACTAAAGTATTTAGCAGATTGCTTTGAAGTGTCATCATTCCCTTGAAAGATAACATTGTTAACTGTGCCTAAAAACCCAGCATTATGGTCTACATCGCTTAAGAAGAAATCATCATCCCCATCATAACCAATATTAATATCGGTAGTTCCAGCAGTTCCACCAGCACCAACAGTAGTTACAAGGACTGCAACTCTTTCAACTAAAGTTCCAGCAGGTACAGTAACTGCACTTGCATTTAAGACCTGACTATTTTCAACAGCAGCATCATCATCACCAAACCCAAATTCCGGTCCTACCGTTAATTTAGGTGTATCAGATAATTTGCTATCAAAACTATTTTGTCCGTACATTGGATTAGCCATAATATACCTCCTTTAAGACCAGATAGCGTGGCATTCGGGCATTGACCACTCCATACCAGCTTCTGTTAAAATTAAATCAACTCTTCTATCTATACCTGTGTTTTCAAGTGTTTGCACACCAACATATACTGAGGTATCTCTGTTTACACCATTACCCACTAATGGTCTATAGCTACAATACTTCATGTTAATACCAAGCATTTTAACATTAGTTCCATCTAAGTGAATATTTCTAACAACATTCATATCTCCAAAAGGAGTTGTGATGTTAGTAGTATCTAAGCCTAATACTTTCTTTCTACCTGTTATTGCTAAGTCAGCACTAAAGTTAGAGTTAATATTAAGGTTATTACTAAAGTATCCACCAAGTTTATGTAACCAATTATAAACTGCTGTATTACAGAAGAATATAGTAGCTTTTGAATTATTATAACGAGGGTCTACATAGCTCGATAAGTCATCTAAGAAGTCATCAGCTGTCTTAGTTGCTGTTGATAAACTAAATGTATTACCATAACCTGTTATATAATCAATCGCACCCTGAGTATACTGAACATTAGAACCATCTGTATACTGAGAACCGAATAATAATGATTGCTCAATATCGTATTTATGTTCAATAAGCTTATTCTGCCAAATTCTTGCCCATTCGTTTGGTTCATATTTCAGAACTGTAGCACGAGCAGTATTTGTCATAGCCATTGAAGTTTTCCAGATTTGAGTCATACCAGTATTAGTTGAGTATGGTTGGTCTTTCCAAGTTTCAGGATAACCAGAACCTTCAGCATGAGCTGAACCCATAACATGACATCTCATTGGCTCTAATTGGTCATGTATTCTTTGTGTTGAAGGAGTAACAGCTGTTCCAGCATCATCAATATTAGCTGTAGTAGTTAAATATTGAGTTCCAGCCTTAACAACTGTACAATCCAGTTGAACCATATCAGGATTAGTAGAAGATGTAGCCGTAGCATCATCTTGAGATGAAGCACCTGCTGCATATTCAGTTACGGTATTAACCTTAGCAATCATATATCCAGTCGGGTCTCCACCTGCCGATGAAGAAGTAGGTATTTTAACAATTTGACCGGGTAAGAAAAACTTAGGCATTGTACCTGTAGCACCTATTGCAAAATCATTCGTAGTATTACCGAAGACATTTTGAATATTACCAGTATTTTTATAATCAGTAATCATTCTTAAACTTAAAGTATCACCTGCACCTGGAGCTGCACCTAAATCTGAAGTGGTAACCCAAGCACCTGCATTATCCTTAGCAGCACCTACATACGCATATCTCTTATGCCAAGAATCTCTTTTTTCTGCCCATTTAAACTGTGGGTCATCAGTTGGTTTTTTTGCGACTTTACTAACGAATCTGAAAAACGGGTCTTGGGCTATTGAAAGCTCAGAAACCTTATTACCGAAATTATATTTACGCCTAATGTCACCAGTAAGTAAATCTGTACTCGTGCCCGGACCTCTACCATCAAAATCGGCAACAGTCAAATCAGTTTGTGGAGTTATCGCACTTAAATAATCAGCCATATTAACTGTCCTTTATTTTATTTATTCAAACAAATTTTCCATAGTTACTGCTTTATCAACGCCTTTTACGACATCGAAGATAGCATCATCAGGACTCGCATCCTTTGCTACGCTATTAGCACTACTTACGGTATTCGGGTATTGACTTACATTCTTCATCTGATTCATAACCTGTCTTCTAGTACTGTCAGCGATATTACTCGCTTTCTGTCCCTCGGATACAATCTTATCTAAATGTCCATAGTCCATACCACCTGCAAGCGTATCATTAACCCTTCCCATCCAGCTATCAAATTGGTCTTGTGTCCAATTCTTTTCCTTCATGAATGCTTGTTGCTTAGCCCTTGTTTCAGTCTGCTTTGCAGCTTCCTGCTGTTGCGTTTCGATTTCTTGAACTTTATTCTCTACAATATTATTAGCTACTGTAGTAATCCAATTATTCATAACCGAAGCAGATTGAGACTTAGGGTCATCCAATGCATCATCCATGTCAAAAACGAACTCTTTCTCAAGTCCAAATAACTCTCTTGGATTAGAAGCTTCGTTAGCCTTCTCTTTCCCAGAAAGATGGTTTAGTACAGCCTGAGCTGCACCGGGGTCATCCTTCATCACACCAATAAGTTCCGAGTATTTTTCATTATCTTTAACGATTTCTGAAAGTCTCTTTCCTTCAGTTGATGAATCTGAATAACGCTTCTTATATGGGTTTTCTTCTGACTCCCATATGTCAGGTTGCTCTGCTTGTTGTTTGGGGTCTCCTTGGAGAGTTGCCAATGGTTGAGCTTGTTCAGCTACCACATCTGTGATAACCTCATCTACGATAGAGCCGTTCACCTGTTGCTCTAACTCATTAAAAAAATCACCGGGGTCAGAGTTTTCGACTGTTAAATCTTGTTCTGAGTTGTCCTGTATGTTTTCTTGCATGATTGCCTTTCTATAGGTTTACAGCAGACTAAAATTATCCTTATTTAGTTGTAGCCTGCAAGTTATTTGTTTTTTGTGCTCTCATTTCTTTTTGTTGGTCTTTAAGAACACCATCCATTTCCTTAGTTATCCCCATTTGCCGAACCTTTTCTTCAGCAACTTGGGATTTAAGTTTTGTACTTGAATCTAATAAATTCTTTCGCATATCATGTTCAACAGACCGTTTAGCATCTTTAATACCAGCCTGTATAACTTGTCTTCTGAGAGTTTCATTATCTCCATTAAGACTTTTAATTTCTTTCTCTAAACCTTGTACCCGACCTTGAAGTTGAGAATACATAGACTTCCTTTGGGCAATTTTTTCCTTATCTCTAATGTCTGTCTCGGCAAGTACTGCCATATCATCAACAACACCAAGCTGAAGAAGTTCTTTAAGTTCTCCAAGATAAGCCCATCTATTAACAGGAAGTCCTGTACCCGGAACAACTCTTACATCAAACTTAGCACTTGCATAATCATTATACATTCCAATTTCCTTGCCATAATCATTATAAAGCATTTTGTTTATTTCAACATCTTTATATTCATCTTGCTGTGCAATTGCATTTGGCTGTACGATTCTAAATACTTTATTAATTTTATAAGTAGCTTGAGCATAATCTCTTACAACTAAACCGAATTGTTGTAAAGCAGGGTGTATAGAGTTTGTAATCCATGCTTTTACTCTTCTTGTTCCATACTCATCATTAGCAAGCAAACCTCTATATGTTTCTGGTTGTGACGAGGTGTCTCCCTGCATAGAAGAATATATACCAGCTAGATGCTCAATATCCATTTTACCCCTATCTACTATATTAGCAAAAGCTGTAGATATAGGAGCTGGTTGAACAGCTGTTGGAGGGTCATATCCGTGATTAACAGGAAGTATTGCACCCGGAGCAGTAGCAAACTTTTCCCAATGGTCTTTATCTATAGAACCATCATAAGCTATCCACCTTAAAGAAGAACCTAATGATGCATTATGAATCATAAGTTGATGTGCTTTATTTAATTCTTTTTGCTTTCCTACTAGTGGAGAAACAACACTCATAGGGTATGGAGTACCAGTATACTTGTAGTGTACAGGTATTATCGGATATTCTGTCCCCGGCAAATAACGCTCATATAAAAACTCACCACCTACACATACAGTTACCTTAACTTTATTATCATAAAACTTAATAGCCTCTACGAGATTATTTTTAAGTTCACCTTTCATAAGGATTTTAAATTCTTTTTCAGATACTACAGTTTGTTCAACCTTACCAGCTTCTTCCATTGCAGAACTAATACGATTCTGTCTTTCTTGTTGTAATTGCTGTTCTGCTTCTTGCTGTGCTTTTTGAACTTCTAAGTCATGCCTGCTTTGTATTATAACACCATCTTCAAGATTCTTACCAATAGCCATAATAGTCTCTTCAAGCTTAACTTGAGATTCTGCAATAAAAGATTGCATATCTTGGTCTATTTGCTGTGTTATAGCATCTATTTCTTCTTGAGTTGGTTGCATTTTATAAAAGACATTTCTATAAGCGACTTTAACCTTTTCATACATCTCATAGTAAGAAAGAATATCATCTCTCTCCCCGTCAGATTTCCAAGATTCACTTATATCATTATATTGAAAATCATTACCGTCTGATTTTTCCTGCCCTGATACATTATATAAACCTTGTCCGGATGCCTTTTTTAATTTTGCAGAGAACTCTGGTAAGTCATTGAGAAGATGACTACGAAGTACTTGCTTATATATTAAAATATAACCAGCATCCCTAAAGAGTAAATCTCTCGACTTAGGGTCTGGATACACATCAAAAGGCTCTATAGAGTCAAATACTACTTCTCCCATTCCATGGTCAGCATTTGCATCTACCCGGACACGAAAATATCCGATACTTTTAGTTAAGCAATCAGTTACTATTTGATTATAAACAGCTGAACCTTTACTATTGTACCATATATAGTCTGCCATATCTGAATGTATAGCTGCTACTTTTGAATCACTACCTTCTGTTGCTACAGCTTGCCACTTAGGGTCTTTTTCTGTAACATAGTAGTTTAACATTTCTACAACAGGAATTATTCGATTTATTGTAAATGTAGGCATTCCTTGATTTTTTAAAGCTATTTCTTCATCTCGTGAGAGTTGATTATCAAGATAGAAATTATGCCCTTCTTGATTTTTATATTCCCATTCTTTGCGAGTATTTCCATTTAACTTATTAAATAGATGTTCTATCTTAGTTGCTCTTTTATCCATTATGCAATCACCCAATTTTTAGGCATTTGTACGACCTTTCTATGAATACCTTTATGTGTTTCAAGTCCTGTCGGGGGTATAGAATACTTAACTGAATAAGCTAATGCATCTATTGTATCATCATGTGCCATCCGTGGACCAAAAGTTATAATCTCATGTTGTAAGTCGTAATGTGTTTTTTTAATTTTTACTGCACCAATAGCCATCCTTTGTGCAAGGATTTCTTGGATACGGTCTCTTTTTGACATTCTTGTGCCGGGTTTTTCCTGCTTAACTTTTACGGTAAAATCGTTTCTACGCCTCATCTCTGATATAATAGATTGGAATACTGGTCTTGACATTGTTGTATCCTCTATGACACTTAAACGGGGCTTAAATACAGAGTTCTGTTCAAATATATAATCTACTATTCCTTTTTTATCCTCACCCGGTATAGCAAGAACAGGTAAACTTCTTTTACGAATATAATCTAAAACATAAATATTAGAATCCTCATCTATTGCTATAACAATTATAACACTAAAATCACTTTCCCTTCTTTCTGAATCTGTTGCCGGGTCTACTCCCATATATGTATTAACTGGTCTTTCCTGTCCATCAACCACAATATAGTTCATTCCAGTATCTTCATCATGTTTAAAAGTTCCATCCCAATAGTTTATATGCCTCATATTAAAAATAGAATCTTCCTCAGACTGAACTTCCATCATATATTCTTGATAAAATTTATTTGCCTGTCCAGAATCAGCATAAAACTTCTTCTTTTCTTCAAGCTTAGATAATGGAAACCAACTATGCCATAAAGGTTGTCCATTCGGCTGAATTGCTTTATACATTAAAACTTCCCAGCTAAAATCTTCTTTATTTTTTTTAGCTCTTTCCGAATTAACAATAAGATTATTTATAAAAGAATCAAAGTGTACAGGAGTACCGTTAATACGAAGCCTACCACCGTCAGGTTCTAATGCCGGATGTACAACTGCAGTTACCATATTTGCATTCTTAGAGCGACTATCAGCAGTTAGCGTATTATTTTCATCCTCAAAATCATCAAGAATAATAAGGTCATATCTTTTGTGAAGTTTAGCTCCACCACGAATACCAGATATATTTGATTTAGAAATAAGCTTGCAACCGTTAGAAAATTCAATATCCTGCTCTGTCCATTTTTTACCTTTTAAATCTCCAAAGTAGTATCTTATCATATCATTCAGTTCAATATGAGTTTTAATATAATCCATATTGCCAGTCGCAAGCTTTTGAGTCGCAGATACCCAGCCATAAAATAGAGGTTCTCGTGCAAAACAAAAACTCCTCAGAATATCTGCCTTAGTCAATACTGTTTTTCCATGTCCTCTTGGTAGAATAATAGCAAGATTATTATATTTATAATTCTTGCCATCTCTTTCAGTCATCTTATCTGCCATCTTATAATGAAACCAAGGAGTATCTGAACGGTTAAAATCGTCTGGTAAAAACAACTTCCCGAAAGCAATTAAGTCACGAGAAGCTAAAAGTAAAGCCTCTTCAGCTTTAGCTACATTTTGTGTATTATAGTTACTCACCTGCCTTATAGCCAGAGTGTGTATGAGTATGTGCTACATCGCCAGCACTAGCCTCTCCTGATACCGTTACACAGCCACCATGTTCATATACAGGAGTAAATCCAGCTCTATTATCTTGAAGTTTACCACCCATCTCTAAAGCTTCACCTTCAAGCATACCACCATCTTTATACATTTTTTTAGTATAACCACCTGCCATAAACTGTGGAACTTTACCTGTTTCATTAAGATAGTTAAGTACATCATCACCAAGCTTTTTAGCAGAGGATTTTTTAATAACATATTCTCCACCTTCCATCTCAATAGGTTGGTTTCCTACATTAGCAGCTATACCACCTTTTTTATGAGAAGGTCCTGAAAGCATACCACCTTCTTGATATTTAAGACCATATTTCTTTCGCATCTTTTCTTGATATGCTGCTTTGGATTTAGCTATATCTGCTTTTCTTTCTTCTCTTTCGCTTTTAAGTTTTACAGATTTCTTAGCCTGTTTTGCTTCATATGCTTGCTTTTGAAATACTTCTTTAGATTTATATTTTTTACCTGTTGCCGGGTCGAAATAACCTTTTTTCCTAAATATACCTTTAACTTTTTCAACACCTTTTTTAACTTTACCGACACCTTTTTTAACTGCTTTTCCTAATGGAAAATCAACAACTGCATCTTTTCCATGCTTTTCTTTAAACTTCTTTTCTCTATATTTAGCCTCTATATCAACTTCTGGTTCTTTTTTCTTTTTCTCTTTTATACCATATTGTTCAAAAGCATATTTTTTAGTCTTAGCATCTAATCTATCCGGATGCTTTTTCATCATCATTTTAAGTTGTCTTCGTTCATTGTCAGATTTTGGTCTTTTTTCCTTAACTGTTTTAACTTCTACTTTCTTAATTCCCTTTTCTTCCTGTCTTTTCTTATCTGCTTCTGTACCAAGTTCCACTCTTTTTCTAAACTTTGTTTCTGTTCTTTCAATCTTAGGAGGAGCTACGAACTTTTTAGTTCCCGGCTTATCAACTTGTTTACCTTGAGTCTTTCGTAGAGATTTTAAAGTCTTTGGTCCAAGAGTTCCAAATCCGGCATCACCTTCTTTCATTCCCATTGCAGATACTTGATACTTCTTTACAGATTCCGGGTCATCACCTTTAATTGTTTTTGCAAGGTCTCTTGAGCTCTTAGGAGGTTCAGGTTCTACTTTAGGTTCTACTTTAGTTTTAACTTCTTTTTTAGGTTCTACTTTAGTTTTAACTTCTTTTTTAGGTTCTACAACTTTATTAGTTGATGTGCTTGAAATAACATTTCCGTCAGCATCATATTTTTTTTGACCAGAATAAACGGGTTTATTATCTAAACTTTCTCTTCTTTCACGGTCTTCTTTAGCTGCTTGAGTCTTCCCTACAATATTTCTTATATCAAATAAAGGTTTACCTTTAGCACCGACTTTAGGGACTGTATCTTCTGTAATGCCTTTAGCCATCTTCTCTGCCATATCTAAAGACTCATCTTCTCTCTTCTTTAGATTTGATAATTGTCCACCAGGAGCATATTTTATCTTACTTTTATATCTGGTTTTTTTAACAGGACCAGTTTTGTCATATCCACCTTTGGCAATTTTTTGCTCATATCTTGTTCTATGTGGACTCTGTGATTGAAGTTTTCTTAATTCATCTACATTAATCCCTAAATTAGCTGCAGTTTGAACTTCTTTGCCTGTCGGTTCTTTATAATGAGAACCACTTTTTTTAAAAGCCTTATCCCAATACTCTTTTTTAGCCTTACCACCATCTTTAAATATAGGTGTTCCTTCATCGTAAGATTTCTTAAGATGCTTTGCAATTTTTATAGTAGGTCCTATCGTAGGGATACTTCCTATTGCTTTTAAAATTTTCTGACCTTCAGTAAGAGGTGCTGGTTTACTATGTTTCTTTTTTAACTGTTTAACTCGGTCTTCAACAGGTTGGTCATGTATAGCTTTTTCCTTAAAAACAGTTGGTTTTGGTTTAACCTTAGGGGCTTTGCCCATCACTCTTCCAGCATCAGCTGCTAATTCTACATCAGATGGCTTACCACCTTTTTTCATCTTTCTTTTACTGCCTTTCATACGAGATTTTTCCTTTCTGCCACGATTAGTGGACTCTGGTTCTAATTTAACACCACCGTTTACATGAGAGACATCTAAGTTATCTCCATTACCATAAGTTCCCTTCTCATGGTTTATACGGTTTAATTCTGTTCTTTTTTTAATTGAAGAAGGAGAGGATTGGAACTTTGAATATTCATCTTTGTAATCTCTCACGCTTCTGCCTTATAAATTCTTAATTTGCTTTTTGGGCTTTCCTCAAGTAATATATCTTTAGCTTTATCTGTATGTATCCATATAGGTGTTTGTTCGCCGACATATGAACCTTCTACATTAAAATAAAAGTATTCAACTGCATCGTCTTGACTCATACCTTGTTTCTCAAGTATTGTAATACACTTATCTACATCATAGATTGCAATGTTCTTAGAAGAAATACCCAGCAATGCATCATTAAATCCATCTGCTAGTAGTATATCATCATACATTTTCTACTAACTCCGGTCTTTGGGCTGCTTCAAGCTGTTCATTGCTAATACCTTGAAAAATCCCCGTAACATTAGTTACCCTCTGTTTTTCTATAACACCAAATGCATCCCACAGCATATTTAAACTTCTTATCCGGTCTGAATCATTCTTAGCATTATCTGTTATCTCTTTAGCAGTATTAATTAAATATTTTAAATCTACCCCTAAAGTATCAAATGTATTCTGTAACTTCTCGTTCACTAAAGTATCCACCCTTTCTGTTGTTAATAAAATAGCAGACTGTTTCTTTGCATATGCTTTGCTCTTTGCCGGGAAAACATCAAGGTAGGCTTCTACTCGGTCTTGACCTTTTGAAACCCGTAAAGCAAACAACTCTTCTCTCTTTGTACAGGTCTTCCGAGTATGTATTGTTGTGTCTGCTCTCTTACCACTAAGATTATAAATATTAGCCTTCCTTACAGTATCAATTGCCTTGCAGTATGTTCCTGTACATGTCCCAACAGTCTTATGTCTACCAAGTTTACCCCGTCTGAGTACTTGAATAATACAATCGTCATCTGCAACCACCCAGTCCCCGACTCGTGCATCCTGCCAATCCTTACGGGGAGATATGTGGTCCGGGAGGTCATCCCCCGGCTCATAGATTGAGTGCACTTTGCCTTTTATAGTATATTGTCGCATAGGGTAATATAACTATATGTTGCAATACTAAACTGTAAAAATTGTGGGATTTTAATGCTTGGCTAAAATAGAAACATACACCCCCATGCAAAGGGTTTCCGTACATATAATTCCGTTATTTTCCGTTTTTTTCCACAGGTTATGATTGATGCTGATATCTACAACCTACCACCAATGCTATCTGCTAGGGGTCTGCTATGCCTTAATCCTACACCTATATAATGCACCACTAAATATTCGTATGCTATCAACCTATTATAATACTTAATCTGATTAGCCACAACCAACACACCACCAACCTATCCACCTACCTATCCACCTACCTATCTAAGCCTGTAATAAATAGTCTTGGTGTATATAGGTATTGGTAAAGAATGTGGTACTGTCGGGGGTCGGGAATCTGTCGGGATGGTAACCAAAGTTACTTTATTAGTAACAATAGTTACTTTATTTAATGCTATGATATTACGCTTACCCTCTGACAATCATAATGGCACAGGATTTGAACCAATAGATTTAGTTGGTAGTGAGGGCGTTTATTGTGAGTCGAGTCTAACAGGATGAAACAGGATAGTTATTATAGTTGTTGTTATGACTACGGGATACAATTTTAAGATGACTCACTACTATTTTAGTAATTAATTAAGGAGTTTAAATATGAGATTTATTCTAAACCAAGAACACCCCAATACACCATTCAAAGTATCCTGTACCAATTGCAGTGATAACTATCTGATTGAGTATACTTATTCAGATTTAGATGGTGAACCATTTATTTATTGGTGTAGGGAGTGCTTGGTAATCTGTCGGGGGGAAGAGGTATTGCCTGTTAATTTTATATCACTACTTAAAAATAATTAAATGAGTACTTGCTTTGCATTCGCCAAGTGTACGAAGTTATCCCATCAATCAAATGAACGATTGAATGATTTTTGAAATAGGTGGTAACAGAGGGTCAGCCCATACAATAGATTTGAGGTTGACAACTGATTAGTTAACCATCGCCGAGAATAGACCATTGGAAACACCCATCATCGTAACACCAATGAAACAATCTGTATCAGTCACATAAAGGACTTAGTCAGTATCTATTAACAGGTTGGAGTATCAAGTTATCAATGTTGGAAGTTGTAGAGGGTAGCAGTTATCGTAATGATGACAAGGAATGTGCGAGGGGTAGTCAATGAATGGTTAAGGTAGAAGTAGCGAATCTGCTAGAATATTAAATATTATGGACATTAGAATCTGTATGTTCAGTTATCAGTATGGAATGTATATGGAAGATAGATGTAGCTAAGGCTTAGTGATTAATTCACAGATAATCTGTCGGGGGTCGATACCTCGCATTCCACTAATTTTTTTAATCAATAAAACAGGAGAATAAATAATGAACAGAGATTGTCAATTTATAATCGACTTACAGAGCGAGAATAATAAAAAAAGAAATTATAACTTAGGGTGGTACAATTTAATTGTATCTATTCGAGATTTGAGCCTGTACAATAAGGGTATTAAACCTCATAGAAATTGGAAAATTACACCCTTAAAGAATTACTTTAACATAAAAGGTAATTCAGAAAAAATGTTAGAACAATTAAGAATAAAAAAAGATATCCTAACTAACGGCTAAATGTAGATGGTCTTTTGGGGGGTTCAATTCCCCCCTACATTTCTAATTTTTTTTAACCAACAAAACAGGAGAATAAATAGTTATGAATCCAAAATTAACTGATTATGAGATAACAATTAGCGACAAAAAGAGTGGTCGAGTTTATGATGTTATCGATTTAGAATCATATAAAACTGATAAAATCGAAGAGTGGAAAAAATACTTTCCAAATGATATTTTTGATGATGAAAGTTTAAAAAGTGAAATAGTTGAATTAATGGAAAGCTATCTAACTGATATTATAAAGGAGAATAAATAGTTATGAATACAGAAAAATTTTGCGTCGTTAAAATAGGTGATGATAAGTATTTCAATAGAATATTTAATTTCACGGGGAATATGAGTGAATGTATATCATTTGCATCAACCAAAAGATTTGGTGGTGGTGTAGAAGTTATATAATAAATGTAGATGGTCTTTTGGGGGGTTCGATTCCCCCCTACATTTCTAGTTTTTTTTAAAACACACACGGGAGTAATTATGTATGTATGCAAAGATGGTTGGCGAGGTAGAGTTGATGAGCCATATAAGAACGGCTTAAAAGACAATTCTAAGACTCAAGAACAATTAGAGAGAGAGATTATTAGAGAGACTAATAAGACCTCTAGATATCACAATATTTCTAAACAAAAACTAGCGAGGTCGTAAATGATAGGATTTGTATTATTTCCAATTATTATAATGTCAATTATTGAACTTGCAGAAAGGCTATAATTATGTATAAAGACAATTATAATATATTTTCTATACATTCAGATTCAATTATGGATGTACTGAAAGCCTACCCAAATACTTGCGATAGTGTTGATAGCAGTTTATTACAATTAATTAAATCTAATGTTAATTCTGTACACCCTTACAAAAGATTAACTCTAGATAGTTTTATTTATATTAAACTAGTAAAGGTTGATGATTATGGTTCTGACTCAGGATTTAAGAGTGAGTACATTATATCAATGGATGATGGACTACCTAAGATGTATGCTGAGAAGGTATTTGATAGGCTTTTAGAATTAGGTATTAAATTCAAGTTAAATGGATTAACCAAAGGGCAAATAGTTTCAAATACAATGAAAAGAATAAATAATAGATATAAAATTGAGGAGAATAAATAGTTATGAGAATTACACTTAAAAAAATAAACAGATTATTAGAAAAATATGGATTAGAAATAGTTAAATGGAATGACTCGTATAGTGAATATTATTACTACTCTTCAATTAATGATGATGGTGATAAGATTATGATGAATGCATCTGATGGGACAATCCATTGTCACCAATTAAATGAAATGAATATAGTAAAACATATCGAAACCTTTTCAACTTTTATTGAATCAACTATGGAGAATAAATAGTTATGGATTATAAAACAAAAGTCAATGAATTATGGGATTACTTAGAAAATACAGAAACAGCTACAAAAGAAGAAATATGCTTAGTGACCTCAATTAATGGAACGAATTTAGAATCCTTAGAGAGTATTTTATATTCTCGCACAGGATGGAGAAGTTTAGAACAAATATTACAAATGGAGGATAAATAATGTATAGAAAAAATATATCAAGTTTACTTAGAAATAAAAGAAATGCTTATCACAGAAACATTACCGTAGATAGCATGAATGAAATATCAGATGGATATTATGAGATGTTTATTGACAATCTTAATATTGAATACCTTAATGAAGACAAAGCAAGAGCAGTATTAAGAATTATCCACCTATTTGAAACAGATTTATTAAATGAAATTAAGGAGGAAGAATAGTTATGAATAAATTAAAATTAAAAATAGATGGTGTAGGATATGAATATATTGTTCTGAACGGGGTTAGTCGGGGGTATAAATGTGTTAGTAATGATGTGATAGAATTTTTTCACCTGAGAAAGCAAAAGAAAAATAGATTTATTGCTGACTATAGACCTTGGCAACCTGAGTCGCTCGACATAGTAAATGGTAGTAAATTGGAATTGAAATGCTCAGAGGTTAAAAACGGTAGACCATCCTATGCCCTGTATGACCTTAGTTATGATGGTACAGAGGGTATGGTATCAGTTAAAGTAGAATTTGTATCTTATGATGGTACAGATTATATGGGTAGAGATTATACATTATTTAGCGAGGAAAAATAGTTATGACTAAAGGACAATTAATGCAGTTGAATTATACTGCTGATGAATTAAAACAGATAGACCCAAGTCTACCTATGGATGTATCAGAAGACCTTAGAAGTAAGGGTGAAGATACATATTTTTATGTAATGAATTATAATAATAATTGTCTTGGACAATTAGAAAAAATGGAGAATAAATGTTATTAGAAGAAAAAAATATTAAAGGTATAACGGTACGAATGTATCATAATTGCATTGAGATTAGTAGTATTGTTAATAATCAATACTACCACCGAAAGTATATAGGATATACAGAAGAACAAGCAATTAGTTTATTTAAAACAGGTTTATCTTTTTTAGGAGTAAGTACTTTTATAAAATTATAAAATTAAGGAGAATAAATGAAAATAATAATATTTAAGGATGCTCAAGGTGATATGAATTGGAGATTTCAATCACAGATGATTCCTTCAAGCACTATACTTGGAGTAATTCAAGTAAAGTTTAAAGATATTGAATTGATTGATTTTAATTCTATTAAGATAAATTATGTTAATGAGTTCTATGCGACTAAAAGAGGACTCATTATTTTAATGGAAAATTCAAATAATTTTGTATTCCATTATGAAAAAGAAAAACAGGAGATTAAATGAAACATTGTAAAAAATGTGGGAATCGATTTAGAACATTAGTTGATGGTATTTTTAGTGGTACAGAGATTTGTATTAATCACGACTTTAAATATGGTAGCTATGCAGATGGGGATGGTTGGAGAATTACAGAATATCCAAGTTTAGATACTGAATGTGTATGGTACTATGAGGTAGCTGAATGGAAAGACGGAAATATTGTTGAAGATGAACTTGGAAATGATGATGGAGAGCATTTTGATAATTTAGAGCATGCTCTTGAATATCTTGAAGAACAATTAGAGGAGAGTAAATGAGAATATTAGTTAATAAAAAAGGTGACAAGTTATATTTTAGAGGATGGGAGGGTGCTTTTGCATCCACCATTATGTTTATGGCTGAATCATATCAACACGACATTAAAAGAGTAGAGAATAATTTGTCGGCTTATCAACTGAATAAGTTAAACAAAGGTAAGTTAATATACTTACAGAGAAGACACCCTAAGTACAAGTTATATGAATCTTTATTGAATCAATTAAAGTGGCTTAAAGGTATAGATGTTTGGACTAAAAACGGATATGAAGGAGATTATTAAGATGAAGATATTATTTGAGAGAATAGAGTGGTCATTAGGGATGACCTTAATGTCTTTAGTTTCAGCAGTATGTATGTTTATGATAGTGATGCTTTCATACAATATAGTTGATGACTATGGTAGAGAGAATAGATTGCTCAGAGCAATTGCATCTGACCAAGCACTAATATTAGAAGGCAAGAGAATTAATTTCACATCACCACACGAGTTAGAATTAAACCGACAAAAATACAATAAACTATTAGGAGATATGTATGAGTGAAGATACAACATTACGATATTGGTATGAAGTAGCAGTTACTTGGGATGAAGATAATGGTACAGATACCATTGCACAATTTGACAGTCTTGAACAGGCTGTAAAGTTTATGAATGATGATAAAGAAATTGAATCAGAATTACAACCCGATATGTTTGAGTATGTCGAAAATGTATTTATAGATAAATGGCTTGGTGATACCATTATGCCAAATTATAAAGATAGAAAGTTTAATGCAATTATCAGAACAATTAACAAGCCAAAAACTAAAGCAGTAATAACTTGGTATGCAGAGGACATTAAAAGTCAATGCGATACACTAACTGATAAACAAATAGGGGATGTACTTTCTTTAATTGAAAATAACCACGATGCTACCATTGGGGTCAATTGGGAAGTTATTAATTATTACATAGAAAAAGTTACTAAGGAGGGTAAATGAACGAAGCAATTAGAAGATTAACAGAGATGCTTAAATGGAGCGATAGACTAGGTAATGATGAAAGGCTTGAAATAGAATTTGCAATTAATATTTTAAAAATGATAAGGAGAGTAAATGATGAAAGTTAAAAGTATAAGATACTTTGAAACAAATAGAGGTTTAGGCTATGAAGCCAAGAC